TTTCTTTGGCGCAAAGTATAATTTAACTTTTGAAACATTCGAAGGTTTGTGTATAGCGCCACTGATTACTGAGACCAAAGGTCCTCTTATTGGTGGTTTTCACCTAGGAGGAAAGAATGGTCAAACGCGTGGATGTAGCGGCCTCTTACTCAAGGGAGAATTTGACTCAGCGTTTAAGGCGCTTAGCCAGGTTCCCGGAGTGTTGTTATCTAAGAGTTCAGGTACTGTACCTAAGGAGCTCTATGATGTACAATTCTATCAGGGTCCTGATGTTCACCCAAAGAGTCCTGTCAACTTTCTACCCCATGGAACTAACTGTACGTTTTATGGGCAAGTGACTGGAAGAGCTTCTTACCACACGACTGTTGAGGAAACTATCATTTCCAAGCATGTGGAAGATGTTTGTGGCGTCCCCCAGAAATGGGGTGGACCTAAATTCCGTAGTGGTTACCCTTGGCAGGCTTCATTACAATATTCTACAAAACCATCATGTGGTATTGAAGGATCTTTATTGGAGCTTGCAGCAGACGACTACCTTAAAGGGTTGTTATCCACATTGGAAAAGATACCAAAGTTCACTATTGGAGTCAAACCATTGACTGAAATGGAGACGGTGTGTGGTATTGATGGATTGCGCTTTATAGACAAGATGCCTCCTTCAACATCCATAGGATATCCCCTATCCGGTCCCAAGTCCAACTTCCTTGCGTTGCTGGATCCCGAAGATCATCCGACACATCAGTGTCCTGCTGTCCTGGACCAAAAGTTTTGGGACCATGCTTATAATATGGAAAAGCTTTATCTCTCTGGAGAAAGAGCTTATCCCATTTTTAAAGCATGTTTGAAGGATGAACCAACCAAATTGACCAAGGACAAGGTCAGAGTTTTCCAGGGAGCCCCTGTAGCTTTACAGCTGCTGGTGCGGAAATATTATCTCCCTATTGCTCGAATATTGTCCATGCTGCCTCTTTCGTCTGAGTGTGCGGTGGGTATAAATGCTCAAGGTCCTGAATGGGATCGTTTGGCAAAGCATGTTATGCGGTTCGGAAAGGATCGTATACTTGCCGGCGATTATAGTAAATATGATCTCCGTATGCCTGCCCAAGTGATGTTTGTAGCGTTTCGCATCATGATGGATATTGCAGAATCCTGTGGTTATTCCTCCAATGATTTGATTATCATGGAGGGTATTGCTACTGATATTTGCTATCCCTTGATGGCGTACAATGGAGATTTGATACAACATTACGGATCCAACCCTTCGGGGCAAAATTTGACTGTTTATATTAACTCTATTGTCAATGCATTACTTTTCCGTTGTGCGTACTATCACATTACTAAAGACCGTGGAAACGTTCCTGAGTTTCGTGATGTATGTTCGCTCATTACCTATGGTGATGATGCAAAGAGTTCTGTTCATGAGGATTTCCCAGAGTTTAACCACATAGCTGTGGCAAAGTTCTTGGAGGATCGTGACATGAAGTTCACAATGCCGGATAAGGAATCGGAGCCTACTCCATACATGACTGATGATGAGGCAGATCTCCTCAAACGTGCTAATGTCTATAGTGAAGACACGGGTGTTATCATGGGAGCTTTAGATGAAGATTC